CCGCTATGGGAACATCTGTAAGCGAGGGGTTACCTCACTTGCATTTGGCCTCATGGCGGAGCAGGATACTTCCCAGGGTCGTAAGACCCGGGGTGGCACCCGGCACCGCGGAGGCGATTCCTCCCCGGAGCAGGTGGTGTGGTTCACCATCTGGTCCGGTTTGGTACATGCTGGTTGGGATCGGACTGTCGCCGCTTGGCACCTTCACTCTTGGTACGTAAAGTCTGTCCGGGCCGTTGGCCTTGAACAGACTTGTCGCACCGTGAAGGTACTTTGTGGCGAAGTCCGCCGCGCTTCTTTGAGGTGCCACTGGGACTCGTCCGAGGTTGCTATTTCTAACAGCCTCGTACGTGCCCTTTGTGGCTTCTCTTGGAAATGCGGTCGGTCCGGCTTTGCCTTCTCTCGCCTTGCGAGGGCGCTCCCTCGACCCCCCGTATCTGGGGAGGCCGAGGCAGTTGCCTCTGCGGCGAGAGTTGCTTCCGAACCTTATCCCACATCGGACTGGGCTCTGATCTCCCTGTTCGATCACGTGCGTCGACGCGCTCGTGGATCGATCAGGTGTCCTCAGACCCTCCCGTCTTCGACTGCCTCTTGCTCCGCTCTTACGGGAGCGAAGGGCGGTTTGGACGAATGTCTTCGTCAGCGGGGCCGTGTCGCCCTGTCTGCTCTCGACTTCGGTACCGCGGTGATTGACCCTAAGGATCGTTGCCTTTTGGCTTCTTCCTATGGTGTCTGGTTCACCTACCGATCCGTTGTAGAGGAGTATGGACGTTGGTGTCAGGATTCCCTTGGGCGGTTCTGCCTTCGTAGGATCCGGGCACCAGCTCCGCTTATCGAAGGACAAGATGAGTCCTTGAGGTGTCTTGGTGTGCTTTGGTCCCGAGCTCGTCGTCACCGCGCTTTGGCGCGTGGACTCGGAGCCCCCCTCACAAAGGCGGCCTGCCTTCGGTCTCCCGGAGGTAAGTATAGGGTGGTCGGGGTGACCGACCCTCTTGCCTTTGTGGAGGGTGACTGGGCACGCCGTTCCTGTCATCTCCTCTCCCCGAGTCATCGGGAAGCGTCGATGGAGGATCTTGACGCCTCTGGACTCATGCGGATGCGTCGTGGGTGGTCGTTCGTATCTTTGGACTTGTCCAAGGCTACGGACGGCCTCTCGCACGACGCTGTTCGCTGCGTCCTCACCGCTCTCCGCTCTGCTGGTTGCCTCCGTCCTTCGGACTTGGAGTGCGCAGAGTGGGGCATGGGCATTTCCACCCCTTCCGTGTGGTCCTATGGAGACACGTCTTGGGTGGCGAGACGGGGAAGTCCGATGGGCACTCCTCTCAGCTTTGTCGTCCTGTCTTGGATCTCGGACTGGCTTGCCTCCTCGTTTGAGGTGGCGGTTACCCACGGGGATGACGCGGTTGGCTATACTCCAGATCCCGAGAGGGCATCTGCTGAGTATGCCGCTGCAGCATCCTCCGTGGGAGCCAGCCTTAACCGGGCGAAGTCGTTCGTCGCTAGAAGGTGTTTCACCTTCTGCGAGGTTGCGGCCTGGCCCAGACAGGGTGACAAGAGAATGGCTGTTGTGCATGTCCCTTCGTGTCTCCCCCCTGACATCAAGGCTCCGATCCCTTGTGATCAGCGCCTTGGTCGCCGTTGGGAGCGTAGACACGAGCGGGTCATGTGCACGCGCTTCCGTTGGTTGCCTAAGATCGCCTCTCTCCACGTCCCCGTGGAGTTTGGTGGTCTCGGCTTCTGCGGTCGCGGTCTTCGTGTTTCCACGTCCGTGCGTCGTCGTTTTGCAGCTGCGTGTTCTCGCAGGTCTGCAATCGATGCACTTGAGTGGGCTACGAAGAAGCCATTCAGAGAGGAGGGCCTCTTCCCTCGTCCCTTGGTACCCTCTCCTCGCCGACCCAAAGTCTTGGAAATGTCTCTTAGACGTAAGTCTAAGGCTATTTCTAGGTTCCTTGGTTCCGGTGAGGTTGAGATACCAGTTCAACAACTTGCTTCCTGGAAGGCGCGATCTGCTTCTGCAGATTACTTCTTCTACGGGGAGGCAGTATGTCGAACTCGGGACGCTGGAAGACCGGCACGTACCAAAGGTAAGTTGTGGCGTAAGGCTGGTGCTGCCCCCTCTGTCCGACCTTTGTCGGTTCGGTGGGGGGTGCACTCGCTGGCCAAGCTCGATGCGTGTTTCAAAGCATCGACGGTACAACTTCCCGGGAGGATAGCCTCTAAGATCCTGAGAGAATCTCAGAGAGCGACCCAGGTTTCCCCTGGTCGC